AAACCCACCACTATTTAAAAAGATTGTTGCGTCACAGTCTGTTGAGCAAGAGGCAATGCAGGTATATGCTCACCAAAAGAAGATACAGCAACAAGAGAAAGAACTCAGGGAACTCCTGATGTATTCCTACGGGCCAAACGGCTACAAAGAGTTGGTAGAGTTACGTAGGAAGATCAAGGAGCAACGAGAGAAGACTATATACGCACAAGAGCGTAGACGTAAAGCATTATACTGGAACACAATACAAATTACAGGGATACTTATACTAGCTGTCGGTGTCTACTCTGTGTTTTCTTGGATTATAGGTCAATCAAATGGATGAGCAAACAAAAGATATGTTAGACGTAGCAGCAGGTTCGACAGCAATATTATCATTAGCTTCATGGCTACCACCTACAGCATCGCTGCTGACGATTGTATGGTTAGGTATTAGAATATATGAGTCTGATACTGTACAAAGTATATTTAATGAAACAAAAGATGAGGATAAGTAATGGCTACTAGAAAACCTCGTAAAGGTAAAGCAAAGGTAAAGATAACTTCTAGTGGTAAGAAGGTTAGTTACGGACAAGCAGGTAAGGCTAAAGGTGGAGGCCCTAGAGTAAGAGCAGGTACATCTAAGGGAGATAGCTATTGCGCTCGTAGCCTTGGGATTAAGAAGCGTCTGCCTAAGAAGAAGCAGAACGATCCTAACACTCCTAACAACCTTTCACGTAAGCGTTGGAAATGCTCTGGCGCTAAGTCTAAGCGGTAATGTCTACATAAAAGTGGAATAAGTGTACACATATATGTACATAAAACTGTAAGGAAAAGAAAATGCATAAGTCATGTAGTTGTAAAGGTAAGAAGAAACCTCTACCTAAGAGAGGTCAGAGAGTAGCAAAGAACAAGAAGAGGAAGAAGCGTGGGTACTAAGAAGAAGTCTACAGTTAACTCCGCAGGTAACTACACTAAACCCACCATGCGTAAGAACTTGTTTAACAAGATCAAGGCAGGAAGCAAAGGCGGTAGAGCAGGGCAATGGTCTGCAAGAAAAGCTCAGATGTTAGCCAAGCAATATAAAGCAGCAGGTGGAGGCTACAAGTAATGGCCTTAAAGAAATCACAAAAGAGTTTGAAGAAGTGGACTAAAGAAGAATGGGGTACTAAGTCAGGTAAGAATAGTACTCAAGGTAAGAAGGCTACTTGTGAACGCTACCTACCTAAGAAGGCAAGGAAAGCATTATCTTCTAAAGAGTATGCAAAGACAAGCAGAAAGAAATGTAAAGACACTAAGGCTGGCAAGCAAGTATCTAGGCAGCCTAAGAAGATAGCTAAGAAGACAGCTAAATATAGGAAATAAATAAGAGGCTATAATGGGACTTGAAACGGCAACATACATAACTGACTTAGTGTCAACTAATCCGCTAGGGACTGACAGCAAGGCTCAAGGCGATAATCATATTCGTCTATTGAAAGAGGTCTTGCAAACACAATTTCCTAACCTTGGTTCAGCAGCAGTTACAGCTACAGCAGCAGAGCTTAATATACTTGACGGCGCTACTGTAACCACAGACGAGCTTAATACACTTGATGGTGTTACGGCTACAGCAGCTGAGTTAAATAAGCTAGACGGTTGTACTTCATCTACAGCAGAGTTAAACCTATTAACTGGTGTTACTAGTATTTATGATATAATTTATCCTGTTGGAACTATCTATGAATCTACATCTAGTGCTAATCCTAGTACACACTTTGCTGGTACTACTTGGGCAAGGTATGGTAATGGTAGGGTTACTGTAGGTCAGGATACAGGGGACAGTGCCTTTAATAGTATCAATGACACTGGCGGTGCTAAGACTGTAACGCTAACGGTTAATGAGATGCCAAGTCACGTACATGGCTACACAGGCGTCAATGGTACAGGCAACCCAGACGGTGCAGGTGATTCAACCTACGTAGGTAACTCAGTGTCCTACCCAAGAGTCTCAGAACTTGATTACGAGGGTGGTGGTCAAGCGCACGAAAACATGCCTCCATACTGTATTGTCTATCGTTGGAAAAGGACTGCTTAATCATGCCATATAAGAAGGTAGAAGTATCAAGACCGCGAGGGGTTAACATTGACCTGTCTCCGTATGAGCTACCTAATGAGATATGGAGTGAGGTAAGTAATGTTGACTTTGCTAACCACAGAAGTAATAGAGCATTAGGTTATCAAGAAGTACTGGCTACTCCTGCTGTTACTCCTATTATTGCTGTACCTTGGACAGACAATACTACTAGTTATTGGGTATATGCTAGTGAGGATAAGATATATAAAACAGACGGTAATAGTAATATTAACATAACCCGTCAGTCTGGTGGATCAGATGTAAACTACACTGGAGACTTTGATAGCGGTTGGACATCTTCTACTTTTAACGGTGCGTTGATAATGAACAACAGGACAGACGCTCCTCAGTTCTTAGTGCCTAATGCTAGTAAGATGCAAGACTTGACTGCATGGCCTACTGGTTGGACTACAGGTGTTGTACGCCCGTTTAAGAACTACTTGATTGCCTTAGATATATTTAATGATGCAGGTGAGCCATACCCTTCTATGGTTAAGTGGAGTGATACAGCTCCTTTAGGCGGCGTACCTGCTTCATGGGATGCGGTAGACCCTGCTGTACAGGCGGGTTATAACATTCTTCCAGATACCGCAGGTCGTTGTATTGATGGTCTTGCTCTTAATGATACGTTCTTTATCTACAAGAGTGACGCAGTGTGGGCTATGCAGTTCATAGGCGGTAACTTTATATTCTCATTTAGGAAAGTCTTTAGTGATGATACGGGTATTCTTTCTCGTGACTGTGTGGCTGAGTTTGATGGGAAGCACTTTGTCGTAGGTGTCAGTGATGTTTATGTACATGATGGTACTTCTAAGAAGTCTATTATTACTAACAAGATAGCTAAAGCCTTGTACACTCAGATTAATCCTGACCACGTAGACAAGGTTAAATGCGTAGCTGACGTACCTCGTAAAGAGATTTGGATTTACTTTCCTACACAGGACAGCACCAACGGAGCAGCCAACAAAGCATTGGTGTGGAACTGGGAAGTTGATGCATGGGCAGAGCGTGATATATCTGGGGTGTCTTATATATCTACTGGTCTAGTTGTGGACGATAATACAAATCCTTCTATATGGGATGCTGATACAGGCTACTGGAATACTGATGACTCTCCTTGGGGAGAAGAAAGGTTTAATCCATCTGCTAAGAGTTTGTTTATTGTTGGATATGATACGCCTAAGTTCTACAAAGGTAATACGGGACTTACTATTAATGGCAGCACTACATACACTACTACCCTTCAGCGAACAGGCATTGACTTTGGAGATGACAAGGGATACAAATATGTTAACGCTATCTATCCGCACTTTGTAGGTGAGGGTACAGTTAACATATCTGTAGGCGCAGAGAACAACCAAGGCGAAGGTGTGTCGTGGTCTACTCCTCATCCTTTTGTAATAGGTCAAGACTACAAAGCTAACTTCCGTAAGAGTGGAAGGTATATAGGTATTAAAGTAGATTCTTCTAGTGCTGATATCTGGGCATTAACTGGATACAGTATTGAGTACAGTACAGAGGGTTCAGAATGAGACTTGAGTATGTGCCTCTACCTCCTCCACAGGATATGGAAGCGTACCCTGTATATATAAACAATGAGCTACAGCGTATCGCTAGGTTCCTTGGTGGTATTAGCGAGACACATGAGACAGGTATGTTCCTAGCTACAGCAGGGGCTACTATGGCACTAAGTACCACTCCTACTACCATCACAGCATATAACACTGTACGTGCAGATGAAGAAGGTATTACAGCTAGTCACTCAGCAGGTACTATTACTTTCCTGTCTGACAGTAAGTATACATTAACCTTCAGTGCTACTGTTAAACGTCATGGCGGTGGTAGCTCGGCTGCTATTATTGGATTATACCTTAATGGTACTTTAATATCAGGGACACAACATACTATAGACTTTAACGGGTCGCAGTACTTACCTATAAGCTTTAGCTCCAATGGTACAGTAAACGCAGGTCAGGTTATAACAGTTAAGATGTCACTAGTATCAGGTACAACTGATGTAACCTTTGACACTATAGACTTGAATGTAACAGGTAAAGCAATTGACGTATAAGGTTACAAGAGTTACTACAATAGATGAACTGGTTAGTAACAAAGATAAAGTATTACATTACTTGAATAAGGTATTAGTCAAAGCACCTGAAGTAACTGTTGAAAGCGTGTTAACTAGTATTCAGAAAGGTGATAGCCAGCTGTGGTTAATTACTGATAAAGATGTAGTAGGTATTGTAGTAACTAATCTTGTTACATACCCAACCACTAAGCGATTGCTTATACATCTACTAGGTGGTGATGGTGCTGAAGATTGGGTACATTTAATTAGCGAAATAGAAGAGTGGTCTAAGTCAAAAGGATTAGATGGAATTGAGATACAAGGTAGGAAAGGATGGCTTAAACTGCTTCCTGATTATTCTTGTGACAGAGTATTAATGATTAAGGAGTTTTAAGATGAGTGGTGGCGGTAGTAAAACAACAGTAGAATCAGAACAGCAAAGTAGATTAAGTGACGAGCTGCGTCAAGGCGCTGTCCTTGGTTTGGAAGGTGCTACTAATCTATACAATCAAGGCGTTGAAGGTATCTATCAAGGTACACAGCTTGCTGCTGAAGATCCATTAGTAGCACAGGCTCAGCAGGGTTTGCTTGATATGTACAGCCCTACAGGCGGTCTGACTGATTTGGTTAATACTCAGCAGACTCAGCTTCAGAACATGTTGATGTCTGGTGATCTTGAGAATAACTCTATCTTTCAACAGCAGATGGAGGATATCTTAGGGGAGGCAAGTACTCAGTTTAGTAGGCAGTCTGTACCTTTATTTCAAAAAGCGTCAGCAGTAGGGCAGTATGGTGGTAGTGAGGGTCAAGAAGGTCTTGGTTTGCTAGGTGGTGAGATAGATCGCAATACTCAACAAGCCTTAACCAAAGCAGCATTGGGACAACAGCAGCTTGCACTACAGGCTCAAGGCTTAATACCAATGGCCTTACAAACAGGTGAGAGAGGCTTTGATGTTATGGGTCAGATTGGCGGTCAGCGTGGTATGCGCTCGCAGCAAGAGCTTATGGATGAGATTGGTATGTTCAATGCTCCTCGCATGGCTGAGCTTACTAACCTAGCACAGTTCTATGACTTCTTAGGATCTAATCCATTAGTGGGTGAGTTTGATCAAGAAGGTACAGAAACAACTACCGTTAAGAAGAAGGCTGATCCACTAGGAGCAGCTATGGGTATTGGCTTAGCTATGGCAGGAATGCCTATGGCAGGTGGTGGTAGCTTAGGGGGTAACTTCCTTGGAGGTATGATGGGAGGCGGTGGCGGTGGTATTGGCGACATTGGTTCTCTTGCAAGTCGTGGCGGTATTAATAATCTTCCTTTTTAAAGTAGGTAAATGATGAATAAAGATGATGCAGTAATCCAGTTTCTACTACAGCAAGAAGGGTTTGAAACTAGGACATATATTCCAAAGGTTAACGGGGTTGTCGTGGGCAAGTCTGGTTTAACCTTTGGTGGTGGTATTGACATTGGTCAGATGGACTTGAGAGAGTACAAGGCGTTAGGGCTACCTGATGCTTTAGAGTCTGCTATGCTTCCTTATGTAGGTAAGCAGGGCGATGACGCTGTAGCTATTGAGTATGAGTTGGGACACTTTAACATCCCTGCTGAGATAGCTATGAACATTACTCGTAGACATATTGAGAAGTCTAAGAAGAAGCTACGTAATGCTTTCCCTAAGTTTGATTCACTAGCGCCACAACAACAGGCAGTAGCTTTGTCGTTACTACATAACTATGGAGCAGCTGCTCTTAAGTACAAGACAATGAAGGCAGTTATTGATGGTGATTTGCAGACAGCTATTGCTAAGCTACGTGACCCATCAGAGTGGAAGAATGTCGAGCTGCATCCTAGACGTAACAGAGAAGCTGACTTGCTAGAAACTTTACTTGTATCTCAGATGCAGCAGCAACAGCAGCAAGCTAATATGTTTAACAAGGTAGGTGTATAATGGCAGTTCCAAATATATTTAAAACGGGAAGTCAGGCTAAAGTAAACGCGCTTGTTAATCAGGCTTTACAGTTAGGTGCTACTCCTACTATGTTAAATACAGTTACGCGAGGGGCTATAACTCCTAACTATACGTTACCTACTGCGGTGACTCAAAACGTACCCGTAGGTTCTGAGTTTGATGTAGACTTTAATGCCCCTTCTTCTAGGTATGTACCAGATCAAAGATCAGCTAGAGAAATACTTAGCTCTTCTAACAGTCCTTTTGCCTTAATAGGTAAGGGTGTAAACGCTGTTGCAAATATACCTAATATGTCTCTTCCTGCGTTAGTACCTCCTTATGATCCAGTAGCTAATCGCCAAGCAACACAGGCTTTAATAGATCAGAACACTGCTAACCGAGCAATACAACAGGCGGCTTATGATGCTGATAAACAACAGCGTATCGCAGATGCTGACATATCTCAATATCTACCTAATATGTCTCTACCTGATATGTCTCTACCCGATAGTGCCTATGATTTCGGGGCAGCGGTTCGAGCAGCTCCCGCAGATATTGCTCGTCACTTAATGTATCCTTTTAATCGGGCAGCTATTGCTGTAGAGAATGCAGGAACAGATATTCTTGACTCTGACTTTGTAGGTGGTTTGACCGGAAGAGAGGAAGGTGTTACTTACACTGAAGCTAGGGACAAAGCTAAGTCTAAACTATCCCCATCAGGCACAACAGACGATACGTTTAAAGAGGGAGCTTCAACACCTACAATAGACCCTAGCATTGCTGCTGCTGTTAATGATCCTTTAGGTTTAGGTACAGCTAAGATTCAGACTAAACTTAAAGACACATCTGCTCTTGATAAATCAGAAGGTCAAGGTAGTGGTGCTGATAACTGGTTCGATGCTGTTAACGAGCGTGTTGACTTAATGGCTATGGGCGCTGCTATGTTGGCAGGTTCGTCTAGCGGTGAAGGTACTCTGGCTAACTTAGGTAAAGGATTACAGGCAGGTATTGCATCTAAGAAATCAGCAGCTCAGGCAGCTGAAGCTAAGAAGTATAGAGAT